TCAGGTAGTGGTAAGAGTTTGTTCTTGGCAAACTTGGGTGTAAACTTTGCACTGTCTGGATTGAACGTTGTGTATCTAACATTTGAACTTTCAGAGAACTTGGTTAGTATGCGTGTAGACAGTATGACTACAGATATTCCAAGCAGAGACATTTTCAAGAGCATTGAAGATGTTGAAATGAAAGTTAAGATGATTGGCAAGAAGTCAGGTGCGTTCCAGGTCAAGTATATGCCCACAGGTAAGAACGCAAATGACATACGTAGTTACTTGAAAGAGTATGAGATTAAAACAGGCAAGAAGGTAGACGTACTGCTTGTTGACTACTTGGACTTGATGCATCCTATTGCGGCTAAGATCAGTGCAGAGAACTTGTTTGTGAAAGACAAGTATGTGTCGGAAGAACTACGTAACTTGGCTATGGAACTAAACTGTATCTTTGTTACAGCATCGCAGTTGAACAGGAGTTCAGTTGAAGAGATTGAGTTTGATCACTCGCACATCTCGGGCGGTATTTCAAAGATCAATACAGCAGATAACTTGATTGGTATCTTTACAAGTCGTGCTATGCGTGAGCGTGGACGCTATCAGATACAGCTGATGAAGACACGTAGTTCGAGTGGTGTTGGACAAAAGATTGATTTGGAGTTTGACGTAGATAGTCTACGCATCCGAGACTTGGGCGAGGACGAGGAGTATCAAGAGTTTCAGAAACGTAAGAGTACAGTGTTTGATCAGATCAAGCGTGGCAGTGGTACACCAATACAAGAGGATGCTGTAAACAATGATCCGAGTGATGGTGACACTGTAGGTAAGATCAAAGCACAAACAGACTCCACAAAACTAAAACAGTTTTTAAATAACTTAGGAGATAGTTAATTTGTTAATGCAACTACCAACACACATCGTAGAAGAAGTTATTAAAGACGACCCTGTTCGTCCGCATATTAGTGCAGGATGGCGTACTTCTCCAGGACGCGAAGTATATGGATTATTCGAAGACGAGGCAGCAGAAGTATTACGTGCTGTAATCTGTGTAGCATTCTGTGATGAAGTACCTACGTGCGAACGTGACTTAGGTTGGGTAGGTACAGACGTAGCAGTGTTCTATACCGTATGGAGTTACGACAAAGGCGCTGGCAGAGATATTGTAAATGTTGTATCTAAATACATTAAGAACACTAACCCGTATGTAAAGCGATATGTAACACTTAGTCCATTAACACAAATGGCAGAACGTTTCCATTTGCGTAATGGTGCTAAGTTTATAGCCAAGCATACTGAGTGTCAAAATTTTGAGTATGCATGAGATATTATGTTGGGCAGTGTGAATACAAATGGAGCCATGTTGGTAAGACCACAGAGCAAGCATGGATCATTAGAGAAACAGGCGTAGAACTATACAAAGAAGTAGAACTACGCAATTGGACTTGGGTGCTAATAAGAAGCAACAGCCAAACACTTGACTCACAAAGATATTGCCGCTGTGACATATATGTAGACACAGACGACTCTAAACACGCAACACTTTTTCCGCTCAGATTTTCTAAAGCCGTGCCTGTACCTCTTGCTAAATAACTGGCACTGAATAGTGCATTAGGCATTACAAGACAAACAAGAGGCTAACATGGCAACAGATTTAGAAAACATACAAAGGCTATTAGATAGATTCAAAAGGCCTATCCCGTCCGGAGACGAATATCAAACTCGACTGGCAGAAGAATTTGAACTTATTCTCAACCAGCGTTTCACTGATTACTTCCTACAAATTTGTGACATCATTGACCTAACCACAGACCTTACACATATGACACGTGGGTCTGCAGGATCAAGTCTTGTGTGCTACTTGTTGGGTATTACAGATGTAGACCCGATCAAGTGGAACATACCTGTGGCACGGTTCATGAACCCTTTGAGGGACGATCTACCAGATGTGGACATAGACTTTGAACATCATCGACAGACGGAAGTCATGGAAAGGATATTCCGCAAATGGCCAGGTAAGACTGCACGACTAAGCAACTACGTCACCTACAAAGAAAAAAGCGCACGACGAGAAGCCGCAAAGCGACTCGGTGCCACAGGTAATCTTCCACGCAACTTTACTTATGAAAGCGTAGGCGTTGACGCCAAAGAGGCCAAACGCATTGAACGCAAACTCATGGGCAAGAAAAGAGCAATATCAAAACACTGTGGAGGCATCGTAATGTTTACAAGGCAATTACCAAAATCATTAATATCACAAGACAATCAAATCCTACTTGACAAACATGAAGTAGAGGACTTAGAACATCTCAAAGTTGACATCCTGGCAAACAGAGGACTCAGTCAACTTATGCAGATTGACCCAGACACAGCATTGGCTGATTATCCCGCATACGACGACCGTACAGCGGCGTTACTGAGTAGAGGTGACGTGTTGGGTGTAACGCAAGGAGAGAGCCCTGCTATGCGCAGACTGTTCCGTGCTATACAACCGACCAGCGTGTATGACTGTGTGTTTGCAACAGCAATGATACGTCCTGTTGCTATGAGTGGCAGACAGAAAGCGGCTATGTTTCAAGACTGGAGTCAAGAGGTTGTACAAGACTCAATTGTATTTGAGGATGATGCAATTGATATCATATCAAACATCATTGGTGTAGACATGTACGAAGCAGACATGTATAGGAGAGCATTTGCTAAGAAGAACGATGAAAAGATATTGGAATTTGTTGAAAGGTTGGGCAACAACCCTAGGAAAGCAGAGGCTATGGCTGCTCTACAAGAACTCAGTGGCTTCGGCCTATGCCGCGCTCACGCTGTCAACCTTGGCAGGCTTATATGGGCACTTGCTTATCAAAAAGCACACAACCCAGAAGAGTTCTGGAGAGCAAACCTTGCGCACTGCCAAGGTTCATACCGCCCCTGGGTATATCAGTGCGAAGCGCATCGTAAAGGAATAGAAACCAAACCTGGATGGTGGCAAAGTAGTTTTGTACCAGGGCTAGGTGTAAGACAACAGTGGCTAGAGCGTGTACAGTTTGCAGGCATCATTGCCAACGGTAGAGTATTCAAGGGCAAGAACGGACGCTGGGTAACATTCCTTACACTGGGCACAGACTATGGTGAGTACATTGACGTTACTATACAACGTCCGTTTAGTTATAGAGACGGTGATGTTGTAGTTGGAAGCGGACAAGTAAAACATCAAAACAATTCAGACTACGTTCAAGCCACAGAAGCAAAACTTTATACTCTGCCACAATGGCGCAATCGCGTAGCCGAAGTTGCGTAAATATTTTCATGAAAAACTTATGGCTTTTTGGAGATAGCTATGCTGTAGACCATGCAGTTGATTGGCAGTGGTACAAACAGTTAGCTAAACTTAAAAATAAAATACCTCACTCAATGGCAGATTATGGTGTTGCTAATTCTTGGATATCGATGCAGATGTTTGAGTACTTGAACAACGGACATATTCAGTCTGGAGACACTGTGGTAGTTGTAACTACTCATTGTATACGCCATTGGTTCCTTTGGGATCATCCAAATGTGTCCAACTATCAAAACATGACACATCTTGATCCCAATCACTTTGGTATCTCTCGTGATCAAATACGTGCAATTGAATACTACTACAAGCACATTCAGAGCGGCTATCAAGACGCATGGTTGTACGATGCAAACACAGCATGGCTCAATCACTATGCAGAAATCCTCAAACAAAGAGGTATAGAATTTATCATACTTCAAGGATTTAGTAATGCTACAGACATTCAACCTCAGGGCACAACTGTTGTGTCTAACAGTTTATTTGAGACAGTGTGTACGTTAGAATTTAAAGATCAAAAAACAATGGATGCTTGGTATGAACGAGACATTCCAGATCAGCGTGTGAATCACATGATGAAAGACAATCACACTGTGTTAGCAAACGCTCTTGCAACCAAACAAGAATTTGATCTAGCAGATCTAGATTGGAAGCAGGGTTTGTTGAGTGTTGGAACACAGAGTTTGTTTAAAGATCAATTAAGTCCTAAACTGCTAGTATAAATACAGCATAGGAGAATTATTATGGCAACAGGAAGATACGGCGCATATGATTTACAAGCAGGTGTTGCACAAAGTCTAGCCCAGGGTGAAACTGATCGCTATACAGCAGTAACAGTAAGTTTAGTGAATCGTAGAAACGATCCAGTAAAAGTTTCTATTGGTATTACCGGTAGTGTTAACCAGTTTGCTGATTCAGAGTTTATTGACAAGGATGTAGAACTACTTCCTGGTTGTGTTTTAGAACGCACTGGACTAGCAATTCAACGTAATCAATACATTACAGTACAAAGTGATAGCAATCTAGTAAGTGCAGTTGCTTATGGAGTAGAATCGGGCAACACAGTCAGTGTAACTCCTATACCTACAAACAGCTAGGAGAGCTAATGGCTACAGAAACTTTTACACTTACATTAGACAACACACCTACCGAAAGTGTAAGTGTAACTATCAACGACACAAGTACAGGCAAATATCAATTAGCATATACACTAGACAACCCAAATGCTTATGACACTAGTGCGAGTGACAGATTTGGTCACGCAGTTGATATACACGGAAACTATGCTATTATCGGTGCTTATTTTGAAGGCGATGCTGATGGCGGACGATCTGGCAAAGCATACGTGTTTAATGTAACTACAGGTTCTTTAGTAGCAACATTAGATAATCCCAACGCTTATGGTACAGGTGCTAGTGATCAATTTGGCTGGGACGTAGCTATTAGCAGTAGTTATGCAGTAGTTGGCGCTCCGGGTGAAGATGACACAGACGGTAGTAACCAAGGCAAGGCATATGTATATGCTACTTCAGACTGGAGTTTAGATGCTACACTTGATAATCCTAATGGCTACAATACTCCTAGCAGTGACCAATTTGGTTATAGGGTTGCCGCAGAAGGCAATTACGTTTGGGTTAGCGCACCAAGCGAAGATGATGCTGGAGGAAATCAGTCGGGTAAAGTATATGTATACCGTACAAACGTTGTGCCTATGACGCTAGACGGCACCATAAACAACATAAATTCCTACAGTACAGGTGGTGGCGATAACTTTGGTTGGAGCATTGCACTAAACAAAGCAGGCCTAGACTACCCTTCAATTATTGGTGCATATGGCGAAGATGAACCCCTAGGCAACACTTCGGGTAGAGCGTACTTTGTTAAAGCCAATCGTGTACAGTGGATACCAAGGGGAGTCAACAATCCCAACGGTTATGACACACCTACCGGCGATGAGTTTGGCCGTAACGTAGACGTATACGGAAACTATGCTATTGTGGGTGCTCATGGTGAAGATGATGCAAATGGTACAACTAGTGGTAAAGCATACATCTTTGATGTAACTGATTCAAGTGGACCAGTGTTTACATTAAATAATCCAAACGACTATGGTACAAGTGCCGACGATAGATTTGGATGGGCAGTTGCAATCACAGAAAACTATGCAATGGTTGGTGCATATGGCGAAGCATCTGACGACGGTAATTCTTCAGGAACAGTATATGTGTTTAAAACAACTGCCGGTGATTGGTCAGATACAACACTTGTGCAAACAATAGAAAATCCTAATATCGTCAACGGTGACGGCTCCATTGACCAATTTGGGTATGTACTTAAGATGCACGGTAGTTATGCTGTGATTGGTGCTCTTGGTACAGAAGACGATGGCGGAACTTTCTCAGGCAAGGCATACATCTATAAGGTATAAGGAAATCAAATGGCTGATGAAATTTTTAGACTCACACTAGATGACACACCTAGCGAAAACGTAAGCGTAACTATCAACGATACGTCTCGTCCTGCTCCAGTAACACTACTGCGCAAGATACAAGACTATGACAACACCAGCAACTATTCGGGCGGCGGAACAGGATATGATCTTGTAACCAAAAGCTATTTGTTTCCAGCACTGAACAACACCTATCACAACTTTAGAATGGTAGTGGCAAATGCGACACGACACTATCTGGGCACAGGTGCAGTGAATCTATCAGGCTCGGCTGGATTTACATGGGAGTTTGCCGTTAGGTTTGGTACAAGTCCGAATGCAGTGGAAAGGCAGGTGTTTGGCGACGGCTACGGCAACAGTGACACACATGTTCTAAAATTTGATCCTCAAGCCAATAATGGTAGATGGTTCTTCCGTGACCGCAATTGGGGCAATGTGGTGTTGCCTATCACAGCACCAACATATAGTGGAAGTCTTCATTGGTACATTATCCAAGGCTATCCCAGCTCGGGCACTCTGCACTGTTGGCAAGGCAAAGAATACAACGACAGTGGTGCTATATACAAAGGCAGTGTAACAGGTGCAGGTGTGTTGTGGAACTATCCTTCCAGCTATTTGAATTGGAGCAACTTCACACTCAATCCCATGCAGGACAACAATATGCCAGATAATTTTGAATACGGAAAGATCAAAATGTATTCAGGTAACAAATGGAATCTCGGCACATATGCACAGACTGTGAACGCGAGCATAATACCTTGGAGCACACTGTGGACAGCAGGCTAAATACAATATGGCTTATACAACACAAACGCACACTTTAGACAATGTAGACAAGACTGTGATTCACTCGGTCACAGGCACCGGTCCCAGTCCACAACACCTAGCACATGCACTCACTGTTTGGCCTGAACTAGCCGATCATCCTCTAGTGTACACTGTACATCCTAATCCCGATAAAACCAAGACTGTCAAGATTTGGCGAGCACGATAGCCACGAAGTGGTCCGCGCCAAAAAAGCCGCGAAGCGGTTAAAGCCCCCAAAGCGCGAAGCGTTAAGCTAGAAAGCTACGAAGTAGCAAACGGTAGTTTTGCGGTAGCGATTTCTCTTGGCCAGTACTGTGTTACTACTGTAGTATAACTGTGTCATTTCTGTGTAACCTACATTTAAACTGTATTCCGCCGCGTTGCAATACACCGTAAATAGCATTTATTAAAAAGATGAGTCTTTTGACAGCAATCGTAGTACTCACAATGCTATTGATCGTTCGTTTAGACTACGTCATAACTCATTCGTTAGTAGAGGGGTCAATACACTGTAGCGTGTACAACGGATCTGAACTAAGCAGTAGCATAGCATATGACCGATCTGACGCACTTTCAAACTCTAGCACACTAGCACTTGACTGATAAGCGTGTACATTGCGTAAGAATAGTTCTATACCTTTGGTGTGTGTGATGCACTCTTTGAACTCTGTAGCAGTGCCCGGTTCGAACTGTAGTTTGAGTTTATATGTGACCATACTGTTATTTACTGTGCGCACACTGTAGAGGCACTGTTTTAGAACGTTTAGTCAAACACACCTAGTAGTATGAGTATAATAGTGCCAAAGAATATGATTGCTGGTAGTAGTTCTAGTAACATACACATACTTACCCGAAATGGGTCCTGTGTGATAAAAATTTTGCCGCGCAAAAA